AAGCTGTGAGAACATATCGAAAAATAATTTTACCTTGTCCATTGCTGTTGGGTCATCCGATATCACTGCCCACGCGAGCACCAACACGGGCAAACTTAATATTATGAGGACCGCCTCGTCCTTCCAGTCCGATTGCCTTGCTTCTAACAATTTGCCTTGGTAAGCTTCCTCACCCTGGGCCATCTTTCTTGCATGCATCATTTGTGCATCCGCCATGAGCATTTTCGTCTCTTGACGCTTTTTAAAAATGTGAGTGCCTGCTTGTGCGGCTAATTTAATTGCCGATAACCACATATTAGATCCATTTAGCTTTTTTAGACTTTTCTTTCAGCATTCTTTTAGTTCCTCTTACTTCAACTTCTTCACCTTTTGCGATGTAGTTGTAAGAACCATCTGCTGTAGTCTTAGATCTAGGGTCAATTTCAAGATTCATCTTGTCTTCTGACTTGATTTCAACAATTTTATCTAATTTTTCCATATTTTCTCCTTATGTGTTTTATTTTAACTGTTTTTTTAGTTTTTGTCACTATCCTTTACGCATGATTGCAATATTTGGCATCATTGAATCAGAACTTGGTAGTGTTTTTGACAAAACAGTCTTTTCAATTGATGTGTCAGCACGTAATTTTGCTAATTCTTCGTTTTGTTTTAGTTTTTCGTCCTGATTTTGTTGATTCATCATTGCTTTCATCTTATCAAGGTCCATTCTCTCGTTAGCTTCCTTCTCTTTTCGAGCATTTTCTTGTGCTCTAAGGTCTAACTCTCTTGATCTTAGTTTAGCAATTGGATCATTGTCAAATTGTGAAGTAATTTTTTGCTCTTCCTTCATAAATTCTTCCATCATGTCTGCAATTAGTTGAGCTTTTCTTGCTTCAATCTTCTGAGTCATCTGCATAATTTGCATTTGAATCTGTTGAGCCATTGCTGGATTCTGTTGTGCCTGCATTTGCATCTGTTGAAGTTGTTGCATTTCATCTCTGTACTCTAATTCAACTTGTTCTTGCGCCATTAGACTAATATGTTCAAAAACATTTTTCTCTAAACTTGCCATAACCATTGGATTATTTCTAGCCATGTTCGTTGCCATAAAATTTAAGTGTGAAGTAATGTGTGATCTATGATCTTGACCTGGAAAAGCTTGAAACTGTTTACCACCTAAAGCATCAATGTGCTCTAACGCCGGATCTTTTGGCATTGGTTGCATTGGTTTAATTAAAACTGAATCAATATTCTTTACACCCAAGGCTTCATACATGTTTCTATATGCTTGATATAGATTATGCATTTGCGGATTTGATTGTGCCAGTTGGAGTTCCGTTTGCGCGAGGGAAATACGCTGTGTTTGAGAAAAAATGTTAGGGTCAGCAACTGGCAATATATCTACCCTATCATCAAAGTCTTGTTGTTTAATCATTCTTTGACCCCCAACTACATCATACGGATATTCTTGTGGTAGATATAACTTGAATACTCTAGCCATAATTCTAAATTCATTTTTAAGAGCTGAGTAAATTCTTTTGTGAATCGCAGACATGGTTCTACTTCCTCGCTCTAAAAGAGCAACTGTTGTTCCTACCGCCGCTTGTTGATTGCCATCACCAACTTGTAGATCTGCAATCGATGCAAATCTTTGACCAGCGTTTACTACAACACCCATCAAACTTAATAAAGTCTGTGATGGTTCTTTAAATGGTAACATCATGAACGAATCTCTTAAATTTCCACCTGGTGCATCTACATCTCTGAACTCACCGGGTTGAATTGATTGTGCATCATCTCTAATTCTAATACCACGTTGTTTAAATCCAGCAGGTAAATTAGATAAAGTTCCAGCATCTAATAATTGTCTAAGTGCACTTGTTGCAGTTCTACTTAGTCCACCGATCATATGAATTAAACCAAAACCATAAAAACCTAAACCAGGTAAAAATTTAAAATGTACAAAATATTGTATTTTCTTTTTTAATGGATCTCCTACTTCATAGTTTCTTTTAATAGAAAGAATCTCTCGTGACCCTTCTTCTAAAGTTACGATGTAAGGTATTTTAATTCCTGAGGGCTCACCAGTCTCTGGATCTGCATCTTCAAAACCTTCTAGATCTAAATCCACATGACATTCTAATAATGTATATACATCTTCATCTTTAGTTTTAGATGTACCTTCTAACTCTCGTTCTTTTTTCTCAATATCAGATTCTTTGCTATCAGGTTTAGCTAAGTCTATGTCTCTATAAAAACCTGCTACTTGTTGTTTTCTTAAATCATTTTCTGAAACTTTTACACGATGAATAATTGCTTCCGCATCATCTAATGAGGTAGCTGTGTACGGAACAATTAAATCATCTGCCGGAACAAATTTTGATACTGCTCTTTGTTCCATGTCATCATAGTAAACTTTTTTAAAAGCAGAACCTGCTAATGGCAAATTAAATAACATTTGATCAAACTCTGGTTCATACTCTTTCATCTTTTCCATGATTTCATAATTCATAAAATCTTTAACACGTTGTGCTTGTTGTGTTTTCTCCGGTGTAGATAAACCAATTACTTGTGTTCTAACCGGACCATCTGATGGTAATAATTCTTTATAAGCTAATGCTTGAAATTGAGTAACTGCTTCAGCAAGAACTGGGTGAGTTACACCTGAAGCTCCTTGGAAAGGTTCTGTTCTTTGATTGTATTTAAAACCTAAAAGATCTAGACCTTGAATATAAGTTCTCTCCCATTCTTTTCTAGAAGAAGTGTAATCCATGTATTTAGAATTTAAATCTGAACCTAATCTACCTAATACATCATCTGGTAAAAAGTCTGCAAGATTTGCATAATGCTCATCACCGCCTTCAGGAGTTGCGGCAGCTGGATCTAAATTTATATCAACGGATCCATCTTCATTTTCTTGAATATCAACTGGACCAAGAGATTCTTCTTGTGCTTCAGTTTCTTCAATTACTTGTTCTTGAACTTCTTCTCCACTAGGAAGTTCGAATTCTTTTCTGACTTCGTTGGGAAGTGCTTTGTCTATATCCGCCATTTATTTTTTCTCCAGATTGTTTGACTGTTTTAACAGTATTATAGTTAATATTCAAGCCCTGAGGCAGGGGTCCGGACTCAGGGGGTAATAGGTGTTTCTTTTGGTACTTATTCGTCATAAGTGTATTTCTTCATATTTTCTAAATCTAGGTCATCAATATATTCTTCAACATCTTTAAGCTTGCCTTCTGCATCAGGTCTCACGCTAGCTTCATTATAAGTCACGCCTCCGGTCTCAGGGTCAGTTTCTAATTCTATTTCAATTTCTTTATAGTTAGGATTATCAGGATCATCAAATTTTTGAATTGTTGTTTTATTACCTTGTTGTGTAACAACATAATCATCTAATCTATATTGATCAGCAAATTCATCTGCTCTATTACCCGTGAAGTTTTTCTTTCCAAAGGTTACAACTTTAGTAACCAGGTCTCCAATAAATTCAGGAATACCATCAGCGCTTCTTTTAACTACTTCTGCAACTTTGGGTGCTGCAACTATTGCAGGTTTTAAAAACTTACCTACGATTGGTATAGATGCAATACCTCCAGCTATCTTCATAAACTTTCTTCTTGAAGGATCATCTGGTCCGTCTGCAAAACCTTGTCTCATTATACCACCTTCAGCCATAGCTTGTGTTGGCATTTCTATTGGTTGAAATCTTTTACCTGTTATTAAATCTTTTAAACTTTTTATGCTAATAGATCGTGCTTTAGCAATTTTTGCTTCATTCGCTTTGTTTTCAAGTTTTCTTCTAGCTTTAGCAGCTTCAAATTTTTCTTCTGCTTCTTCTCTAGTTAAATCTGATTTAACTTTTGGAGTTTCAAAGTCTGTATCTAACATTGATTCGTCTTGAGCAATTTGATCAGCCATCTCTGCTTGTTTAACAACAGATCTTGCTTCTCTTTCTTCAGGAGATAGAGCCATTAAATCTTTTGCAGAACCAATTAAATTAGTTCCAATCAAACCATACTCCAGGGCTTCGGCAACAGGTCTCCCTGCTTTCAATGCTTCGTAAGTATCGTCAACTGCAATATAAGTACCAATTGGACCTAATGCTTTTAAACCTAATGTAAAATATTTTTTCTTTGCAATATCATCAGGAATGTTTTTTATTCCTTGTGCTATTTGTTCTAGACCTGGAAGTAACTTTGAAAAAAGTTGTCCTGATCTTACCGCAGGTAATCTTGAATCAATTAAATCTTTAACTGCTTGGTCATCTCCCTTTTTAACTAATTGCACAGCCTTTTTTAAATTAGGTTGTTTAATTTTAGCAACATCTTTTTTAGGACCTGCTGCTACAAATCTAACATAATTGTCAATTGTATTTCCTAATCTTTTTTCAATATCAAAATCTACAGCTTTTAAGTTTGTTTCTTTAATTAAATTTTTACTTAAATTATATTTAGGTAATGTATCTCTTTTAATTGTTTTTAATTTTTTAGCTACATCGTCATATATTTCATTAATAGTATTTAAAGATTCTTTAGCTGCTTTATTATCACCTAACTTAGCAGCTTCTTTAGCTGTTCGTAATTCATTTTTAATTGTTTTATAAATATTATTTTTTGCTTTAGCTCCTAAAACATTAAAATTAAAATCTTGTGTAGTAATACCTACTTTTCTTAAAGCATCTGGATCTTGAGTAATTGTTCCAGGAGTAATTCCTTGAAAATGTTCGAAGCTTGGAGTCAATGATGTAGGTACATCAAATGCTCCTCTTACTTTTGAAAACTGTATTGCTTTTTTTAATCTTGCATCAACTTGAGCAGGTGTTAAATCTTTATAGGTATCAGGATCTAAATTCATTAAATCTTTTTGTGCTTTTTTATATGCTCCAAAACCTTTTTCAGTTTGAGGTGTGGAACCTTTTGGTCTAGTTCCTTTTACTACTTCTTCAATATTTCCTAATTTTTTCTGAGTTAAATAGTATCTATATAGCTGCGCATTTTTAGCTTTAGTTATTTTATTATCGTAGGGAAGACCAGTAATCTCAGTAGCCATTTGTGATATAGTTTTTTTATTGTAGTTATTAGCAAATAATTTTTCTTCTTTTGGTGTTAAACTTGTAGTGCCACCTTTTTCTACTTTAACTACATTCGATTTTATTTCTGGATCTAATTTTTCTAAAGATTCATTTATAATATAAGCATCAGGTAAAGTTCCAGTTTTTTCTTTAACAAGTTTTTGAATATTATCTACATTTAAAGGATATTTTTGATCTGGATATAATTTTTTATTTTTATTAAAATTTTCTATGTCTTGCTCTAGAATATTTTTAATTACATTTCTTCTTTCTACATTTATACCTCTAGTCGTTCTACCATCTACTTTAGCAGATCCTGCTTCGGCAAAGTTTTCTCTAGTTTCTGTTTGAGGTGTAGATGGTCTTGTTAACCAAGACATCATTTGATTGTAGTTCGCTATTTTATTTACTTCAGACATTAAAGTCCCATCAAGTAGTTTAGGCCGCCTTGTGCATTTTTACGTCTAGATGTATTTTTAAATGTTTCAATAATATCTCCTGGATCCATTCCTTTTTCTAGCATCTTATAAGACTCTTCTATAGTTGCTAGTACTTCAGCTTTTCTTTGTGGATTATCATCAACTAAAATTCTATCTATTAATGCATCATCTAATCCTGGAAACCTTTGTTTAAGTTCAAATCGTTCTGCAAGTTTTGGTGCACCTAAAGATCTTAGTCCTTCTAACTCTGTACCCATATCAAATGTAGATAGCTCTTCAATCTCATCTACCGTCATTAATTTTTTATCACCAGACATTTCCATCTCTTCAAGTTTACTCTCTAAAAATTCTTTTCTACCTTTTTCACCTGGTCCTGGATTTAAATTACCTTTTTTATATTCTAATTCCATATCAGCTATATATTCTCTACGATCTTTCAAAGCTTTTTCAGCTTCACCAACAGTGCCATCATTCATCCAAGTTTCACTGTCACCTAACTCTTCTTCATAGAATTTAATCTCATCATCAGTCAACTGTCTTTTTGGATCAGGATTTCTTGTTTCAAAGTCTTCAAACGCTTGTACGTTTTTTGGTCTATCCATTTCATCAGCAGTTTTCATAGTGCCTTTACCAAATTTTTTATTTAAAGCTTGTACTAACTTTTGAATTCCTTTTGGTAAACTACCTACTGCATAACCTATTCTACCACCCATAGCTTTTTTAACTCTAGCTACTTCATCAAAAACTCTTTCATAGAAATCTACAGTCTCATCTATATCAACACCTTCATCTCTAGCGTTTGATTTTATCTTTGCAAGTGTAGTTGTAAAATCATCTGATTTAGTTCCTGAGTACATAATGTTTGTAAGTAGATCATCGTCAATGCCTTGTTCAATCAAGTCATCAAACATATTAGATCTAACAACTGCACCCATATCTACATCTTGAAATACACCGGTGCCTGCATCTTCAACTAAATCTGCTATAAATAATTTTTGTTTAGAAGTTTTAGCACCCAACTTATCAATATAACCTTTAGCCTTATTTAATTTTTTTGCATTGTCTTCTAATGTAAATGCAGACATTTCGTCTTCAGTTACAAATGGTCTATCCAAATCAGCTTGTCTTTGACTCGGTGATTCTTTTACCATCTTACCTCTTTTGTCCATTCCAGGTTTAAACGATACATCTAATACTTCACCAGATTTAATCCCTGGGGCCTGACTCATGATGCCTTCAGGTTTGTCTTCTGGAAAAATAGAAATGTTATCACCTTGAGATTTAATTTTACCTTGAGCTTCTGCTTTAAGCATTTGGTTTTCAACTATATCTGGATCTCTGTTTTTAATAGATCTAAAACCTTTTAGTAAAGCATTATATGCTTCTTCAAGTGTTTTATAAATTTTGATAGGATTAGCCATACCTAATAATACGTCCTTTGTTGTTGTGGCATCTCTTCATCCTCGTAGTCTTCAGGATGTTGAATTAAACCACCTTGTCTAAATCTCATAACAGCTTGGGTCATGGAATCCACTAAATCATCGTGATCTCCATACGGAAATGCTGCACATTCTTCGATAACTTCCTGTGCAAAGTCCATATCTTTGGGCGCCCATATTCTCCCTGACTCAAACAGCGGAGAGACACTGTTAACCCTCGTATGTTTATCGTTACCTTTAGAGGGTGTGAAGTTTATAACAGGTATCCCCATTTTCCGCAACTCATAAGTTAGAGGCAGTCCAGATGCTTTTGCCTCAACAATTACTGTCTCCGGATTCCAGTAGCCGTATTGCTCCATAGCAACGCGACGTAATTCAGGAAACTCGAAACGATCTTTAACTGCATCTAATAATATTAAACACTGCCCACTGTCTTCAGATGGTGTAAATACACCCCAAGTAGTAATTGCACTATAATCTGACGTTTGTTTTTTCATAAAAGCTGTATCATAAGATTGAATAACATGTTGTAGAGGTGGTAAATCTTTCTCCCAATCCTGCCACCATTCACGTTTAATTAATGCTCCTTCTTCTCCAGTTGGATTCTGCATGTACTGTGCATTCCATTTTGAAAGAGGAATAGATGCCTTGACCGCTTCTAAATCCTTCAGGTTCCAGTATTCAGGCCACAGGGGTTTTTTGTTTGGAAGAATTGCAGGAAATTCTATGACTTCCCATTGATCTGCTTTAGCTTCTTTTTGTGCTTTAATTAATCGTCCTGCTAAATCTTTTTCATTCCATCTAGTCATTACAATTACAATCGTTCCACCAGGTTGAAGACGTTGACGTGGACCAGATGTATACCATTCGTAAGTTCTCTCAAGAGCTTGTGCATTCATTGCATCTTGTTCAGTGTGTGGGTCATCAATAATTAAAAGATCAGCACCACGACCAGTAATTGCAGATCCAACACCAGCAGCATAATACTCACCACCTTGTTGAGTTTCCCATTTACCAGCAGCTTGACTATCTTCTTTTAATCTTGTTTGAAATACTTCTTTGTATTCTGGAGAATCCATAAGTTGTTTTGCTTTACGACCAAACCTCACAGATAATTCAGTTGTGTTAGTTGATTGAATAATTTTTAATTTAGGATTACGACCTACCATCCACGCAGGTAACAAATAAGATGCAAACTCAGACTTAGTATGTCTAGGTGCCATGTTAATTATAACACGTTTAACTTTACCAGTTGCAATATCATTAAATTTCTTAGCAACTTGTTTGTGGTGTGTGCCTTCAATAAAATCTGGCCATACATGTTTAACAAATGCCATGAAATCATTTTTAATGTCAGCTTGTTTTTTCTTTTCTTTCCACTTAGCCATCACAAGAGATAATTCTCTTTTTACATCAGGTGGTAGCTTTTCAAACTTTTTTAACTTTTCTATGTCTATCTTCATAAT